ATATAATAGTAAATACTTCTGACTTAGACTCCATCGACTTTGCTGATATGGCTGTGCTTAAAGACTATGTACGGAAAAGTTTAGACGGAACAAAAGCACTTCTTAAATACTCAGGTAGCCAACCGGTCAGCGTACTTGGTACTACTGAATACAGCTTGGAAGAAATTAAACCGATCATGCGTAGTGCTGAGTGGTTTGATCCTGACGATACTATCTAATGGCTCCTAACATCAGCGAGGATACGAATGTAAAGACTCCGCTGGCTTTTTTACTGAAGGTCTTTGGCGGGACCATCTTCGTGGTCTACTCAGCGATGCTGATTTATGCACGGCTCAATACCTTGGAGATGGAGATCCTACGCCTCCAACACGAGGTACAGATGAACAGCGAGTTTCGCGTAAAGTGGCCACGCGGAGAACTCGGTGCATTGCCCGATGATGCGGAGCAAAATATGCGTCTATTGTTCATTGAGAAACAAGTTGGTAAGCACGAGGAGTTAATGGACGAAATACGATACGGAGTAGCTAAGTGAGATGTTTGAACTCATTACCATGTTCTTTACTGCGGGCGGTAGTGCCGCCTTGGGTTCTGTACTCAAAGGAGTGTTTGGGACTATCTCAGATTCTCGCCAACAAAAGTTTGAACTAGAGTTAGCAAGGGAAGCGAGAGGTAATGAATTTGCGCTTAAATTTCAGGAGCAACTTAATAGCGGTGAAGGTGGTATGTTCACTCGCGTTACTAGGCGGCTCTTGTCGCTCATCTTATGTGGAACCTTATCAGCAGTCGTTACACTCTGTACCCTTTTCCCCAGCCAAAAAATTATCACCTTATCCCACCCCACAGGAGAAGGAGCAACGGAGTTCCTATTTGGACTCATCTCATTTCCTGTTAAGCAGTCCGCCGTTGTGGTCACAACAGGACATTTAAGTGCATACTTTGTGATCGTTTTAGCACCAATGGTATTAGGGTTTTATTTCACACCAGGAGGACGGAGATGATGATCGACCGCGTCTCAGTAGCTGGAATGTCAGGCACAGCCGCCACCTTTGGCTTATCCACAATCGACTCCTTCCTGGGCATCGCGGTAGGTGCGGTGACTCTCGTATATATGAGCATCAAGCTCTACCAAGAGATCCGCAGAAAGTAATGCCTAGTTCAAAACCATTAGGACGGTTGGATGACCCCATCTTAACTGACGGGGATCGTGGATTCCGTGGCATCAATTCCTACCTTGAGCCAACCAGCCTTGAGCCTGGGTTAGTCGAGGTATCGGAAAACATGAGGCTTAACGGCGACCTCGCACAAGTTCGTAAAGGACTACAGTTCATGGGTGCATTTGTGAACTTTACTTATTCCTCAACCGATCAAATCTTCGCCGCCGGATTATTTAGCGATCCCGCCACAGGTCTCGAGTTTTTAGCTATCGCGACCAAGGACAAACTAATTCTTTGGAACGATAGCAACCACGCAGGAATAGATATAGCTTACCCTGCGGGCGAGCAAGTTGCTGAATCGGATAAACCGACTATCCTACAATCGCTTGAACGCTTAATCATCTTCCGTGGAGAAAATAAGAAACCAATTGAGTGGGATGGTGACTATACGACACCCACCGCATTTGTGGTAAAGGAGAACCTCAGTCCCACCGCTGGCAGAATAGAATGCCCACAGGCGGAGTTTGGTGTGTACTTAGCCAATCGTTTGATCGTCCCACAGAAAAGCGATTCTAACTACACCGTGATCGCTTCCGATGTTTTGGATACGGACAATTTCTATGCCGCAGAATCGCAGTTTCGTATCAATCGCGGAACTGCGGATCGCGGAGTTATGGCGTTCATGCCGTATCAAGAAAATCAGTTGCTCGTGTTTTTCCGCAACTCGATCCACATGATTACAAACCTAGCGGATACCACGGCATCGGTGGTCACGGAAGTGACCCGGCAGATGGGATGCGTAGCTCGTAAGAGCGTAGCCGCAAGCGGTCCACAGATGTATTTCCTTAGTGATGCTGGCGTATTCACGATCCAACAAGGTATCGATTCGGGGAAGGGTCTAGGCATTCCCATCAGTAAAGTAAGTGCCGAAGCATTGCCACTTACCCGCACCATCCAGGATCAGTTTGATGATGTGAACTACGGGGTGGTGGATCAAGCGGTGGGTATCGTTTTCGACAATAAATATTATCTCGCTTGCCCCACAGGGGTCTGCTCAATCGCTGGTAATAATACACGCAAAGATTGCGAACTAGCGGGCGGATCATGGACTGCATCCGAAGGCAATAATCGCTTGTTCGTATTCGACATCATTCAGAATGCATGGACTAGCGTGGATAGTTTCCCTGATGGATTCTTTATCGAGGACTTTGTGACCGTACTGCATAAAGTAGATGTTCCTTACTCCGGCACTTTGAAGACCGAGGAAGAGGATTTGCTCGTTACCGAGAACAACGAGTTTTTTAGCTTTAATTACGGAGAGTCTCCAAACACTCGCCGTCTACTTGCGGTGAACAAGGAGGGGTGGTATTTAATCGAGGAAACGCAATCTGATATCACAGGAACCGTGGGTAGCGATGTTACCACATCCACGCCGATTAACGCTAAACTAAGAACTCGTTCCTATGGCCTTGGCAACCTGGATATCAAGAAGTGGAAGCGTGGCCAATTAGGATGTCATGTGGAAAACGGAGATCAGTTTACGATCACCATGAACACGATTGACCCCGACCGCTCCAATGTGGTGCATACGGAAAACTACACAGGCGGAATCGAGGATAAACTCATTCGTTTTGGTAGCGGACGGGTTCGTGGCTATGCCGCCAATGTCGAATTGGAAGTGCAGAGTGGCCGTCCCAGCTTCCGCCATGTTGCAATCGAAGCATCCGAAGGTGGAGCCAATGCCAGGAGGAATTACAGTTGAACATCCTAGCCCAGGCCAAAGACCTGTACGATCAATGCGGGATCGACATGAATCGCGACATTGCGGCGTACTGCGCGCACGGATATGTGTTCATCACCCCTAACTCATTCCTACTAGGCAAACCCGTAAATAGCAAAAGCGAAACACCCCCCGCCGACCAATGGAATGTCGAAGATGCGGATGCCTGGTATGTGAATATGGCGGTGGGTGATGTGAAAGACTTTATCAGCAAAATACCATATCCACTCCCACTTGTCGGATGGATGCGACAACTAAAAAGCCAGCCTGTTCGCTGGTACGACTTTAAGAGAATTATTCGGAGGAAATAAATTATGGGAAGCTCACCTAGCTATAACTATCCAGCACAACCAACCTACGGCGAGGGCATGAGAGAAGCTCTTGAGGCACAAGTTGCATTACTAACAGGTGGTCAAATTGGCGATGCGGACTTTAGAGCAGTCGGGCCACTAAAAGGTCTAATTGAGCAGTACGAGGCCCCGATTAGAATGACTACCGCACAGACCGATACCGATGTTCTTCGTCAGACATTACTAGGTAGGGGTACAGGTGAGACATTTGCTAATGATGGAAGAATCATAGAGGGATATAGAGATAATCCTGATGCTGAAGGAGGCTATAAAGTAGAAAAAAGTCACAAATTGATTCAAAGCCCGATTACACTTGGCGGTAGCTTGGGAGGTAGTAAACTCAGCAGGGATGCAAAATATGAAATCTCGCATAGACTGATAGATAATGACGGAAAAATTATAAAAGAGTCTACGATTGATGTAACAGTTCCCAAAAATCAATTAGATACTATATCTAGTGAAGGGACGGGGATACTATCTAGCATCGAATCTTTGGATGAACCTGCCGCAATTAGAAGAGCATACGAATTAGCAAAGCCAAAAGTTAAGGAAGATCTTTCAGAATTTATAACTAGTGACCAAGTTGATGTTATTTATAACGCGGATAGACTTGATGCAGTTTCATTGACTGCTGGCGGTGGAGTAGAGGAAAGGGTTCCTGTATTTAAAAAGAATCCTGATGGTACTGATTATGTAGCACCTCCGGGTTCATTCACCCCAGGGCAATCAACTCGCACAGGCGATGGTATGATTGACCTATTGGGCGATAGTCGAAAAGCGCTCGACCCAACCACAGGCTCAGAGTCTGACCGCCAAGCTGGTTTCGATGCTGAAGGAAACTTCCTCGGCCTCGCCGCACTCGCAGAAGATATTCAACGAGGCAACCTTTCCCGCCAACGCGAAGCAGATCTTGCGGATGTGGAGCGGTTATCGGATCGCTACCAAACAGTCATGGAAGACTACGCTCCAGCAACAACCACAGGAATCAGGGGGGCGAGGGATTTAATCGAGGAACAGAAGGAAGCACTTACCAAAGGCACAAACGCTGTAACCATTCCAGGCGATTCAACCTACGGCGGAGATATGACAGCGGGTACGATGACAGCCGCCCAGGTAGGAGACGCTCCCGACTTAACCGCTGGCACATCCTATGATCCATCCGCATCTGTAACAGGTGGAACCTTTGATGCTGGCACATCGTACACCGCGGCACAGGTTGCCGATCCTATGGCACTTACTGCCGCAACGAGTTACGACCCATCCGCCTCGGTAACAGGAGATGGATACACCGCAACCGCAAATCTAGAGGGTGGAAATATCGGAGCAGATTCACTTCGTGCCGCATTACTAGCTGATGCTGAGACTGCACTTAGCCAAGGACTAACTGAACGCGAACAGGCTAAAATCTCTAACGCCGCTCGTGCAAGATCAACCATGATGGGAAGGACTTTTGATCAGTCAGGTGCAATCGCAGAAGCACAGGCACTTGTTGGGGAGGATAATAACCGCCGGATGCAAAACCGTGGATTTGCGGGTCAAACACTTGGACGAGAGGCAGACATACAACGCTCCGATCTTGATCGCGGGCTACAAGCAAATATCCGCAACCAGGATGCACTCAACCG